TTTGGTTGATCGTAAGAATTTTTTTGCCAAAGTATATTTACTTTAGTTGGATGTAATGGAATCTTTTCAGGTATTGATGTACATATTTGTACCTGATTTAATATTGCAGGATCTACGTGTTTACGTAAAAACTCAAACTGTAGTTCTGTGCCACCTTTAGGTTTACTATTTCTTAATAACATAATTTATTGATGTTCTCCAAAAAGGTATTTTTTTTATAGGTTGCGATCTATGTAATTTAGTAGATTCAAACATTATAAAATCACCCGGATTGTATTTAATTACTTCACCTTCTATATTTAATTCTCCACCCCAATCTTCTGCCCACTGCGGTGTAAGAAATCCTACGATACTATAAACATTATCTAAATCATCTGAGTGAAATTCAGTGTAATGATTATCATTCTGAGCATTTAATGCTATTCTTTTTATAATTCTATTCATAGAAAAACTGTGTTGTTCTTTTAATTTTGAATTTATTCTGTCAAACAAACAATTAAAATAACCTATCCAATACTGATCATTAAAAACAACTTTACCATCATGTACAAAAGTAACACGAGGAAAAGAACCTCTTTGTTTATCTAACAAACTACCTTCATTTAATTTCCAAATATTAGCTCCAATTAAAGCAGAATATAAAGCAAAACAATCTTCTATGTTTAAAACGTTATTTATTACTTTTATCATTTATTATTCTTTCAATAATTTTATAAGCGGTTATACCAAAATGCGCACTGTATTCAAGTTCAGGACTACAGCATATAAAAATTTTGTCGAATTTTTGTTTAGGAATACAACTTATATTTTGATCAAATTTATAAGATTTTAATGTCTTATGCATTTTTCTTATATTTTCTACCATTGGATGTTCTGAATCTGGATTGTTAATCCATAGATAATTTATCTTTTTTGGAAAAACAGTTGATATATGATATAACCAATTTCCTTCATACAAATTTACATGATCATTATATGCATAGTCATGGTGATGATCTATATTATATAAATTATATTCATCATAACCATGTTCAAAAATAGGAATAATTTTATCGTGATTATATGCTAAAACTATATTTGAATTATTAAATAAAAATGGAATAACAAAAGATAAAAAATCTTGTTGAGTTCTTTCACATCTTATCCAATCACAATCAATAGAAAGGATGTCAAGTTTTTTTATGGCCACTCATTACTTTCTGAAATACTTGAAGGCCTTTGTTTGTAACTTGTACAGTTACATCTTGAACAATATTCTCTCCTTCTTTCTTTTCTTTAAATGTTTCACCTGTCATAGTATTACGCCAAGTGACTACCGTCGTACATTCTATTTTAGGTAAGTCATCATGAGTGTGAGGAACATCTCCTCCTTCATGAGAATGGGTAACGCCATTATCGTGAGTATGTTTTAATTTATCTTTATCCATTTTCTTGCGATCTATCTATCTCAGCATAACTAACAGCAACCTCTAATTTGTTTGCAGTTTCTGCTTGTGCTTTTATAGCATCTCCTGCTTCCAAATTCAAGCCTTGTTCTGCGGCATTAACAGTGCTTGATCCAGGTATATCTTTTCTAAAAAACTCAACATCAGTACTGGCTGAAGAATCTCTAAGATCACAGTTTACTAAAACATTGTTAGTGCTGTTGTTAGATACATACACAGATTTTACAATAGCAATTGATGAAGTAGAGATAGTTAAAACAGTTGTCATAGCTGTTCCATCTAATATTTTACTAGCGTTTTTATATCTTATTGTCATGTTAAAAAATAATTAAAAGCTTCTTGTTCGTTTTTTAAATCTTGTTGATATGAAAAATTTAATTCTTCTTTGATTGTATCAACTGCACGAAGAATCTGTCTCTGGTTTTCAACATCGTATTCTTGTTTAGGTTCAGGTATGTATGAAGTTATTCTAGCCATTAACTTAACATTTTTAATTCTTCTAATAATTCTTGTTCTCTTTGTTGTTTCTCATTTTGATTATTTATAAATTCATCAACACCTAAATCAGGATTAAGTAATTGTTTTAATAATTTTTCATTATCTGTTTCAGCATCTGCACGTAGATTATTTGTTGTAAAAAAATCTAAATTTGGAGATAAAGGAACACTATCATCTCCTATAGGAGGAGTGCTACGAAACTCGTCTTCTAAAACAGTTCCTGCGAACGGAATACCCGCGTTAGGATTTGAAAGAGGTCCTATTTGACCTGGAGGTGCTATAAAATTATCCATTCCAGATAAATTTCTATCTCTATTATATAGTTCTTGTAAATTAGGTTGATCAGATAATTTGTCTATATTACTAATCATATTATCAATTATATTGTTATTAGTATCTAAACTACCTATACCATCAAACTCACCTGCATCTATTCTATCTTGAAGAAGTTTAGCTTCATCTAAATTAATTCTTCTAGCCATTTCTCTTTCATCATAGCCACCGAATTTTTTCATATCTAAATAATCCATAAGATTTTTAGATCTACCAAAATCTGTGTTAAGAAATCTTTGACTTAAATTATTTAAACCTCTTGCAATGCCCATTCCCGGTAACAAACTAAATAGACCACCAAAAAATTGTCCAAGTGAAGGTTTTTTATATTGTACTTTACCACCTGGATTGTAGTTAGGATTTGTTTCTTGTACACCTCTAACAAAAGCATCTCTTGAATCTCTGCCTTCATCACCACTTACAAAACGAGTGCTGTAATCCTTTCGCCCCGGTCTTTTACTACCTCCACCTTTTACAGCTCCAGTTGCAGTTTGTATTGCTGAATATTGTTGTCTACTTTCGTTACCTTTAAAAGGACTTTGTCTAGGAGCACTACGTTGTTTAGATCGACCGCTCGTTGTTTGTGATGCTGAATAACTTTGTCTTCTGTCTTCTTTATCAGATCCTTTTTTTAATCCTACTCTAGTTTTATATAAACCTTTATCTATCATTATCTTCTACCATCAGGTTGTGCATCAAGTCTTAGAGTTCCATATCTCCAAGTTTCACCTGTACCATCGTTTTCTATTTTAAGCGCTACAAGTCTTCCTCTTGCACGGGTATCTACTTTATCAGTAGAAGAGGTGATTGTAAAGGGTCCTAGTGGTGAGCTAGATGCTGTATTGTTGGGATAGTTGTTTAGTAGTAATGTAATCTTTGAATTACCTGTAAGAACTTTAAAATCAGGTATAAATCTTTTAACAGACATAAAATGCTCACCGTCTCCTTTGTAATTTGCTATCCCTGTAGCCTGGCCCAGAGCGCTTCTGCTTGATGTAATATCATAGTCTCCAGACTTAATAAACGCAGCAATAGCCGTTGTACCAGAGCTATTTACTTGATCTGTTCCTACTTCATGAGCATAGTAAGTTGATGCTCCAAATCTATTTGTAATACCTTGAATTTCAAAATTTGGTGTTGCAGTTTTATTATATTCAGTTGCGTAAGGTACATCAAATACACCTGTGTCTATATAACTTGTTCTTGCTAATGATCCTGTAGTCCAAACTTGTTCTGAATAATTATATGTAACAACTCTATCGATTTGTTCTGATCCTGACTTTGGATAAAACCAATTTACTTCACTATAAAGTGTATTGTGTTCTGCGTGAATTATATCACTTGCGTTATAATTAATTCCTAAATTATCTCCATGAGTATTAAATACAAAGTCTTCTACTAAACATGGTATAGATTTAACTGTACCATCATATGCAAAAAATCCACCTTCACCTGACATCCAGAATACAATACCATCAGAATAGCTTAAAGCATGTTGACCGATCAATCCACAGTTTGTACCAACTTGTTTTACAGAAAAAGTAAATGGTGGACCAACGAATTGAATTACATATGCAGAGCTATCTGTTAAAACTAAAGTATAATCTTTACCTGATACAGCACCTACAATTTTATTTCCTTTATCTAATCTAAAACTACCTGCAGTGTTTGTTGCAGTTGGTGCGTATGTATTTAAATCTTCTTGATTAGAAAATCTTATAAACAATGGATCAACAGTTGAGCTGTCACCAATTGTTGTTTCAGTTCCAAAATGAAATAGGTGTCTATCTCTGTCCGAGACTTGTGTAAGTCTAGACGATGTTGGATTGTTTGACGTAGAAAAGTTTGTAGTTGCTGTCGACGCTCTAATCGTTCGTGCGTTTGATGCACCTGCATTCCATGTAAATGTTTTACCTCCTGCAATAGTTGCAACTAATACTTCTCCAAAATTATCAAGACTCCAGAGGCCTGGCTCCAGAATAACATCACTTGTTGTTCTTTCTGTTCCCCATGTTGACGTGCTCCAGGTATCTGTGCCCCAACCATAACCTGCTGTTTGAAACGTAGGACCAACTGATTCATAGGGATTGACTGTTGCCGATCCTCCTGCTGTAATTCCTGCTCCAGATTCTACTGACGCCATTGTAATTGTAAAACTATTTGTGCTGGCCGTTACAACTTCGTAAGGGATACTTGTAAAATCTGTTGCTGTATATCCTGTTCCTGATCCAGGTAAAGTTACAGATGTAAATGTAAAATATCTACCTGCAGTTAGACCATGAGAAGTTTTATTAACTGTTACAGTTGCTGAGTTATTTGTGGTTGTGAAAGTAAATCCAGTAATAGCTGTAGCTAATGGAGATATATCATAAAAGTCATTTCCATAATATAAAAACAAACCTTGTGATGTTCCTATCGCTGCGTATTTTTCACCTGCAATACTTGTCCAACTATGCTGTGCACGTGCTGCTCCAGGTAAAGTCAAACTAGCTGCTGTCAATTGATTCCAACCACCTATCTTTTCTGGTAAGCCATATCTAAATCTTACAAAATCACCATCGACCCATTGAGACTCAGCTCCAGAATCTGTGACCATCTTATTAAAACCTGGCTTGAAATTTAATTTTTGTAGCATATAGTGCAATATACAATAGTTTTTTACAGAATAAAAGAGCATAAATGATTAGTGAATTTATATCGGATCCTTTAAACGAACATAAAAATAGCATATCCGTAACTTATCCTAGGACTGTAGATATAATATATGGCTCTTATTCTTACCCTGAAATAATACATTATTTTTTACTACAAATTAAAAACAATATAGATAACAGCATGCGTGGTTATACTAATGTAAAAGGTGGAATGACTAAATGGGAGCATTTTGTGGGTGATGAAAAATTCAGTAATTTTATAACTTATCTAGTAAACAAATATCAAACTTCTCATCCAGATGTGTTTCAACATTTCTTACAAACACATGTAATTGATCAAGCTTGGGGAACAGAAACTAAAAAAGGTGACTCTTTAAAAATACATACTCACCCATGTGTTCATGGAGTTTTATATCTTACAGAAGGATGTGATCTTATTTTACCAGAATTAAATATAAAGATAAAACCAAAACCAGGTGACTACTATATTCTTCCCCCATTTGTTTATCATGGTTTTGAACAATCTAAACAAGAACAAAACAGATATAGTTTAGTTTTTAACATACAACGTATAAACGATCATGACTACTATAACAATTTGGAAAAATTAAATGCAAATAGATGAAGCAATAGTTATTTTAAAAATTGATCTAGAAGAAAAATTTCGTAAGAAACTTATTTCATTTATAGATTATAAAGCTACTTCATTTATGTCTATAGGTGGTTTTCAGTTAGAAGGTGAAGTAGATAAATCTTCTAGAAGAGTAAATGGTTATTCTCTAGATGACCGTCATGTTTCTGATAGAATTTATTTTAGACATATATCTAATATTATATTTACTTATCTTTCAAACTATAAAGCTAAATTTCCAAACGATAGTTCTAGAAAATTAAATCAAATAGATCTCTTGAAATATAAACCAGAGGGTAAATATGACATACATGTTGATAACGATACTCTTTCTCATAGAACTCTAAGTGTAATATTTAATTTAAATAATGAATATGAAGGTGGTGATTTAGTTTTTTTTCATCCCGTTAATAATAAAGAATTCAAAAGATTTAAACTTAATACAGGTTCACTTGTTTTGTTTCCTAGTAATTTTCTTTTCCCACATGCAATAGAACCGATTACAAAAGGAGTTAGATATAGTCTAGTGTCATGGATACAATAAATAAATTTGAATCTAAATTAATTAAAGACTTCTTTACAAAAGAAGAATTAGACTTGTTACAAAAATATTGTTCATTAAGATTAGATGAAAACTGGAAAGAACCTAGATTTTTTAACGATGCTCTGATAAAATACTTTCATGAGATAAAACTTAAAATAGTAGAAAGAGAATGCAATTTAGATTTATTTAAAACATTTTCTTATTGGAAATGTTTTGTTTATGGAGACGATCTTCCCAAACACATTAGTGGACCTAACAATGAGATAAGTGTAATAGCATCTATAAATCAAAGTAAAAAATGGCCTGTACAAATAGGAAAAAAACAATATATATTGGACGAAGGAGATGCAGTTTTGTTTTTAGGTAATAAACTTCTTAAAAAAAGAAAGGCGTATAAACATGATTTTAATATGCAAGTGTTTTTTAATTACGTAAATCAGAAAGGATCTTTTGCTTATCATAAAGATAATAAATTAGAAAAGGACATACCGGAATGGAAAAATCATATAATATAAAAGACTTTATTGGAGTATTTGATAATTTTATCCCACATCAAGAATGTGATGATTTAATTAAAATGTATGACGATAATGAAAAATTAAATAAAACTTATACAAGACTTACTTCAGAACATAGAGGAGCGCATAGTAAAAAAGATGCTGCTTTAAATATAAATGCTATTGATGAAGATAAACTAATATTTTCTGATCAAATAAAAACTGTAATTTTAAATTTTGATGTAGCTTTAAGACAGTATATGCAACAAACAGATATTCAAGAATTTCATCCACAATTTCAATATACAACAATGAAAATACAAAAAACTCTTCCAAAAGAAGGTTATCACATTTGGCATACTGAATGGGGACCAAACATGGGTGTTGAAGGATTACAAAGAGCTTTAGTTTATTCTATATATTTAAATGATGTAGAAGAAGGTGGAGAAACAGAATTTTTACATTTCTCTCAAAGAGTTAAACCAAAAAAAGGTAGGTTAGTTATTTGGCCTGCTCCTTTTCCATACGTACACAGAGGTAATCCACCTTTGTCCGGTGTAAAATATATGTTCACTTCTTGGTTGTTGATTCCGACTACGAATTAAGCAGATGTATATGAAGTAGGTCTCGCACCTAATCTAGAAATTTTTTCAGATTCAGTTTCTTGAACCCCTTCTTCACTATAGACATTATCATTGTCCCACTCAGCTTGTAAGTAAGCTAAATGTGCTTCATCAAATTTAGGAGCAAATTGAGATTTAAAATCTCCTAACACACTTGAATCATAAGCTCCGTTTGGAGTTCCATCTTTATATTCTACTTGATCATTATCTTCATTATCATCTGTCCATTGGATAGCATGAAGATTATTCCATTTAGAATCAGACCAAAAAGAATCGTGACCTGTAATATTATATCCTCTACAATTTGCTACAGAAAAATCTTCTGTCTTTTTTATAATTGTTTTGTCTTCAAAAATTACAGTCCATGTTCCATGTTTTGCCATAAAAATTCTCCTTATGTTTTAATAATATATACCACAGTTAAGTAAGGTTGCAAGACCGAAGTTGCATTTCCTGTGAAAGTTGCCCCACTTAACGAGTGAGAGTGAGCATTACCACCAGCATTAGTAGCATTTGTATTACTAGTAGACTGAGGGTGTCTTGGAGACGTAGCTCCCGGATTTGGTGAAGCATTTTGAGCTGTAGTTCTAGCCCCAGGTGATGGGTGATTGTGAGATGGAATCTGAGAACTAGAAAGGGTAGTATTACCTGTGTTCCCCGCTATATTACCTGAAGAAGCAACCGTATTCGCTCCTCCTGTTGATCCCACTGCTTTAGTGCCTGATTTTCCTACCACAACATTGTCGGCAATATTAGGTAAACCAAAAGTAGATGAACCATCTCCAGATCCGTAAGTTGTTCCTATGACCGAAAATAGATCAGCGTAAGTTGATCTAGAAACATTAGAACCATCACATTCTAAGAAACCTGATGGAATAGATGCTGATCCCCATGGAATAACTGAACCAGTAGAAACACCAACTAAACCTTGGATGTTGCTACCATTGTAATCATATTTTGTTGCTTCGTAATTTGCCATAATATTAAGTCTTTATTATATATATCATTGTTATGTATGGTTGTAAAACTGAGTCAGATCCTCCTGAAAAAGTTGCAGACATAGAGTGACTGTGTCCACTGCTTCCTCCAGTGTTAGAAGAATTGTGATCTCCTGCGTTTGGACGAGTGTTACCACTCATGTATGAACTTGTTGTTGCAAAGTTTACAGTGTGAGTGTGACTAGCAGTGTCAGTCCCAGATAAACTATGGTTACTTGCATTTCCACTGATGCTACCAGAAGAAGTGACCGCATTGGCACCACCTGTTGAAGCCAATGCTTTTGTAGGTGATTTTCCTACAGGAACGTTATCTTGTAAATCAGGTAATCCAAAAGTAGATGAACCATCTCCAGCTCCGTATGTTGTTCCTATGACTGCAAATAAAGCAGAGTAAGTTGATCTAGAAACATTAGCACCATTACACTCTAAGAAACCTGATGGAATAGATGAATCACTCCATGGTATAATTAATCCAGTATTAACTAAATCGATACCAGTTAAATTTCCACCTGTAAAATCATATTTTGTTGCTTCGTAATTTGCCATAGTTCCTCTACGTTTTTATAATATACATTAATGTTAAATACGGTTGCACTACAGAAGTTGCATTTCCTGCAAAGTTACCAGACATGTTATGATTATGAGAACCGCCACCTCCGGCATTTTCTAAGTTTACGTTTGTAATAGCGTGGGTTTGACCGAATGGATATGGTCCAAAGTTAGACCCAGTGTTACCAGCGTTGTTAAAAGATCCTGCTTGATAAGTGTGAGAGTGAGCTCCCATTGTGTTTGTATCAATTGTAGTATTACCTAAGTTACCGGATACGTTACCAGTTGATGTAACAGTATTTGCTCCACCAGTTGACGCTAAAGCTTTTGTTCCTGATTTACTTAAACAACAGTTATCTTGAAAGTCTGGTAGTCCAAAAGTAGATGATCCATCTCCAGCTCCGTATGTTGTTCCTATAACCGCAAATAGATCAGCGTAAGTTGTTCTAGAAACATTTGATCCATCACATTCTAAAAATCCAGTAGGAGCAGAAGCCGTTGTCCACGGAATAATTAAACCTGTGTTAAGACCTTGTATGTCGGTAAGATTAGCACCGTCAAAATCGTATCGGGTTGCTTCATAGTTAGCCATGGATTATTTCTCCCTATATGTCCAACCAGTAGTAGCGTCTCCTGAATAAACTAGCGATAAACCCGCACCTTGCGTGTTTACAACTAAGTCAGATGCACTGTTTGCTATGTTAGAACTATTTCTACCGATAGTCAGCGCGTTGGTATTGAAATCATAACCTTGATCTATAAATGAAACTTCATCACCTGTGCTTGGTGACGCAGGTAATGTAATTGTTACAGCTCCACCATTTGTATTTACTAAAAGTTGAGCACCAGCTTGAACTGTTTCAGCAGCTGTAACCACTCTCCAATTTCTTTGTTCAGATATTTTTACAATGTTTGTACCATCAGAATATAGTACATAGTTATTCCCTTCACATAAAAGAACACCTGTA